GGCTAATTCTTGCACAGTCATATTGATCTAAATGCCTGGTCCTGCCCGACTCCCTGACGCCGAGCGCAAGCGTCGCGGCACGTGGCGCGTAGACCGGGCGACGATCCCCGCGGTACCCCGGAAGGATCCGTCGCTGAAGCCGCGGGCACCGAGAGCGTACGCGACGATCGCGCGTCGGTATATGGCCGACATCGTCGCGGGCAAGATCGTCGCGGGCAAGTGGACGCGGTTGGCGTGCGCGCGGCAGCAGCGTGATCTCCAGCGCGCCGAGACGGATCCGGCGTGGCCGTACGTGTGGCAGCCGGACGCGGTCGCGGCGGTGTGCCGTTTCATTGAGCGGTTGCCGCACGTCGAAGGGTTATGGGCGACGCCGACCATCACGCTCGAGCCGGCGCAGATCTTCTTACTCGCGTGTTTGTTTGGCTGGCGGCATCGGGCGGATCCGCGTCGTCGGCGGTTCACGATGTTGTATTGGGAGATGGGCCGGAAGGGCGCCAAGTCGACGCTGATGGCGGCGATCGCGCTGTATCACTTACTCGAGGAAGGGGAAGCGGGGCCGCAGGTGATCTGCGGGGCGACGACGGGCGATCAGGCGCGGATCGTGTTTACGATTGCGGCGAAGATGGTGCAGCGGTCGCCGTGGTTGCGCAAGCGGGGGTTAGCGGCCTGGAAATTCAGCATTACGAGCGCGGATGGCAGCATGAAGCCGATCAACGCGAAAGCCTCAACGCAGGACGGACTGAATCCGAGTTGCATCATTCTCGACGAATCACACGCGCAGACGTTCGAGTTGCACGACGTGTTAAAAAGTGCGCAGGGCGCGCGGGCGAATCCGTTGCTGCTGTGTCCGACGACGGCCGGTTATGACTTGTTGTCGGTGGGCTATGCGCTGCGTACCACGCTGACGAAAGTGCTCGAGGGTGTGTTCGCGGCGGAGCATTTCTTCGGCGTGATCTACGCGCTTGACGCCGGCGATGACTGGCGCGATGCGCGGGTCTGGATCAAAGCGAATCCGCTCTTAGGGATCGCGCCGCGGCTCGACGCGGTCGAGCGGCACTGTCTCGACGCGCAGCAGACGCCGGGCAGTGAAGCCGAATTCCGCGTGAAGGTCTGCAGCGAATGGCAGAACGCGGCGAGTACGTGGCTCTCGATGACGCAGTGGGATGCGTGCGCGGATCCCGCGCTGCGGCTCGATCAGTTTCTCGGGCAACCCTGCTGGATCGGGGGCGATCTCGCGCAACTCGACGACCTGGCCGCGGTGGCGCTGGTCTTTCCGCGCGACGATCACCTCGTGGCCTTCGTGCGGTGTTATTTGCCGGCGGATGTGGTGGCGGATCGGGCGCGGGCCGTGCCGGAGTATCGGATCTGGAAAGAGCACGGCGAGCTGGTGATCACCGAGGGCACGATGATCGACTATGCGCGCATCGAGGACGATCTCCGTACGTGGTGTCAGCTGTACGACGTGCGGGATATCTGCTTCGATCAGTACGGCTCGGTGCACCTCACCGGGAACCTGTTCAATGCGGGGCTGCCGGCGCGGATGGAACCGAAGAACGCGAAGACGTTCACCCCGCCGACGCGCGAGCTCGAGACGCGCGTGCGTCATGGCCGGTTCCGCCATGATGGGAATACGTGCTTGCGCTGGCAGGCGTCAAACGTCGTAGTCGATCGACGGATCGACGATTCGCTCCTCCCAAAAAAAGACGCGCCGGAATCCCCGAATAAGATCGACGCGATCGACGCGCTCCTCCTCGCCGTCGGCGGCTGGTTGCGGGCGGCGGCGGTGCCGGAGACGACCTATTCCGTGCTGGTGATGGGATGACGGACGAGGCGCCGCCGAAACCGTCGAAGGGCGGCCGCCCGCGCGTCGTGGAGGCGGGCAGTACGGTCTCGGCCTGGGTCCCGGCGAGTGACTACGACAAGATCATCAAGGCGGCGAAGGCGCAGGACGTGACGATCTCCGCGCTCGTCCGCCTCTGGCTGAAGCACAAGGTCCGGTAGTTTCCTCACAAACAACCCCCGCCCGTCGGCACGCGGCGCAATATGTGCGCGCCGTATGGAACGCGCCTATTCGCTACTCGAGGTCAAGTCGCTGTCAGCGGAGCGGCGCACGTTTTCCGGCATCGCCTCGACGCCCGAACTCGACCGGCAGGGCGACATCGTGGACCCCGCGGGCGTCACGTTCCGGAATCCCGTTCCCCTGCTTTTCCATCACGATCAAACGCAACCGATCGGCACGGCCGTCCTGACGGCCACGCCGGAGGGCATCCTGTTCGAAGCCACGATCCCGGTCGTCACCGATCCGGGGCCGCTCAAAACGCGCGTCGATGACGCCTGGCAGTGTATTCAAGCCGGGGTGATCCGCGCGATCTCCTCCGGCATCCGGCCCCTCGCGAACGGCGTGCAGCACGTGAAGTCCGGCGTCCGCAAGCTAACTAAATCCGAAATCTGCGAGATCTCGCTCGTGACCATTCCCGCGAACGTGAGCGCCTCGATTCTGTATGTGAAATCGCACGCGGCCCCGCCGCCGCAGGAGAAACGCATGGCTACACAGACCGCCGCCGAACACGTCCAGAACATCGAGAACAAGCGCGCCGCGCACGTCGCCCGCATGGGCGAGATCATGAAGACCGCGGCCGGCGACAACCGGACGTGCAACGACGACGAAGCGATTGAGCATGACGTGCTCGCGCTCGACGTCAAGAAGTTCGACGAGGATCTCGTGCGCTGGCGCAGTCTTGAGAAACTGCAGATCACCACGGCGACGCCGGTGCCGGCGCTCGAGGCGAAGCAGTTCTACGCGCCGATCTCGGTGCGCGCGAACGTCGAGCCGGGGATCAAGATGGCGCGGTTCGTCATCGCGAAGCTCGCGGCCCGCTTTGATGGCTGCAACGCCGCGACCTATGCCGAGGAACGCTGGAAGGATACGCCGGAGATCGCGCTCGCCCTCAAGGCGGCCGTGGCGGCCGGCAACACGACCGATGCGACCTGGGCCAAGCCGCTGGTCAATCCGGCGATCACGGATGACTTCCTGCCGCTGCTGCGGGCGGCGACGATCATCGGGAAGATCGCCGGGTTGCGGAAAGTCCCCTTCAACGTGAACGTCCCGGCGCAAACCGGCGGCGGCACCGTGACCTGGGTCGGCGAGCTGAAGCCGAAACCCGTGACGGCGATGGCGTTCGCCATGGAAACGCTCGGCTTCAACAAAGTCGCGGCGATCGTCGTGCTGTCTCAGGAGTTGGTGCGGTTCAGCAATCCGTCGGCTGAAGCGGTGGTCCGGGATTCGCTGGTGAAAGACATCGCGGCGTATCTCGACGGGCAGTTCATCAACCCGGCGGTGGCAGCAGTCGCGGGCGTGAATCCGGCCTCGATCACGAACGGGGCGCCGACAGCCGCGGCCACGACGAACCCGCTCGCGGACATCCTCGGGCTGATTAACCACTTCGCGACCAATAACATCCCGGTCGATGGGCTGACGTTCCTCTTGTCGCCCGCGAACGCGCTCGCGCTGTCGTTCCGGACGAACCTGGACGGCTCGCCGGAGTTCCCAGGCATCGGGATCAATGGCGGCACGTATAAGGGCTTGCAGTTCATTACCTCGAACACCCTGACGACGAACGTCGTCGCGCTGGCGCCGCAATACATCCTCATGGCCGACGATGGCGGCGTGACGATCGACGCGAGCACGGAAGCCTCGTTGCAGATGGATTCGGCGCCGATGTCGCCGGTCGATGCGACGACCGTCTACGCCTCCATGTTCCAGATGAACGCGGTGGCCTTGCGCGCGGAGCGCTATATCACCTGGAAGCGCGTCGGCACCAACACCGTGAAATACCTGACGGCGACGGCGTGGCCGTCGCCCACGGGCACCACGGCGCTGGCGGCGGACGCGCCGAACGGCCGCACGAAGCACGCGTAGGGCCATGCGGCTCTTCGGGTATGAACTGACGCTGGAACGCAAAGCCGCGCCGGCCGCCAGCCCCAATAGCTGGTGGCCAGTCGTGCGCGAGCCGTATACCGGCGCGTGGCAACTCAACGATCCGCTGACGACAGAATCCGCGCTGAGTAACGCCAGCGTCTTCGGCTGCGTCTCGGGCATCGCCCAGGACATCAGCAAGATCGCGCCGCCGCTGCTCCTCGAACGGGACGACCGCGGCTTCTGGGCGGAGACGACGAACCCCGCGTATACGCCCGTCCTGCGCCGGCCGAATCGCTATCAGACCGATCAGCAGTTTCTCGAACAGTGGGCACTCTCGCGCCTGCTGACCGGGAATGTCTACGTGCTCAAGAACTACGACGAGCGCGGCGTCGTCAATCAGCTCGACATCCTGAACCCCACGCGCGTCAAGGTGCTCGTCGCCCCGGACGGCAGCGTCTACTACGAGCTGCAACCGGACGATCTGGCGGGCATCCCCAGCGATACGCCGCCGCTGGTCGTGCCGGCGAAAGACATCATTCACGATCGCTACAACTGCCTGTATCACCGGCTCCAAGGCGTCTCGCCGCTCTATGCCGCCGCGGCGGCGGTCTCCCAAGCGGCGGTGATTCAGAGCAGCAGCAGTAGTCACTTCGCGAAGGGCGGGCGCGTCGGCGGCTTCCTGATTGCCCCAACGAAACTGGATCCCCTCTCGGCCGCGCGCATCGAGGCGCAGCTTGCCGAGAAAGCGAAATCGGGGAGCAGCATCATCGTCGCGGACTTCGGCATGAAGTTCGAGCCGTTCTCAGCGACAGCGGTGAATTCGCAGCTCATCGAGCAGCTCGGCTGGACGGAAGAAAAGATCTGCGAAGTGTTTCGGATGCCCATCTCGATCCTGAACAGCAGCAAGCAGCCGCCGTATGCGAACGCGGAAGCGTCGATGCTGCAATACAAGTCGCTCTGCCTCGAGCCGCACATGACGGCGATCGCGAAGACGCTCGGCTACGGGCTGAACCTGCCGGCGTATCTGACACTCGAATTTGATGATACGTTGCTCATTTGGATGGACACGCTGACACGCGTGCAAGCGGCGCAAGCCGCGATCGTCTCTGGTATGTCGCCGAACGAAGTGCGGGAAACCTACTACGGCCTGGGCCCGGTGCCCGGCGGCGAGCTGCCGTATCTCCAGCAGCAGAACTGGCCCGTCTCGAGCCTAGCGGAACGGACGACGCCCACACCCGCGCCAGAACCCGCACCTGAACCGGAGCCGGAGCCCGCGGCATGACGCTGGAATTCTCGCGCGTCACGTTACCGCCGCTCGTGACGGTACATCAGGCGAAGTGGCACTTGCGCGTCACGAGCACGGCGGACGATGACGACATTGCGCTGAAGCTCGCGACGGCGCAGGAGGCGATCCTGTCGTATCTCGCCGTCGCGGCCGATCCAACCTGGGATGCCGCCACGGCGCCCGCCGCCGTCACCCACGCGATCCACTTACTGACCGCCTACTACTATAAAGACCGCGGCGATGGGGAGCTCCCAGATCCCTGGGAGAAAATTTACGCCCTGCTGGCGGCGTATCGCGATCCGACGGTCGCCTGATGGCGCGCGGGGCTCGCTTCACGACGGGGATCACGAGTTTCACCATTGGGGACATGGACCGCGAGATCATCCTGCAGACGGCGACGAAGACGCAGGATCCCATCAGCGGCGAGGAGTTGATCACCTGGAGCGGTGTCACCGTCTGGGCGCAATGGCTGCCCGGCGGCACGCGTGAGGCGTGGTTCGCGCAGCAGCGGCTGAGCGCGTATGTCGACGGCGTCTTCCGGATTTACGACCGGCAGCCGCGGCCGACGCCCGAGGGCACGCGGATCGTCTTCGAGGATCGCATCTTCGACATCAAGCCGCCGATGGAAATCGGCCGCGGCGAAGGGCTCGAGATCCCGGTCATCGCGCATGGCGAGGCGCCCTGATGATTGGCGTGTACGGCGTGGTGCGCGCCTATATCCTCGCGGACCCGGCGATCACGGCGATCATCGACACGCGCTTTTATCCGGTGAAGGCGCCGCAGGGCGGGACGTTTCCGCTCGTGACGATGCGCCGGATCGTCGAGCCGCGGTTCCCGCACTTGCGCGGGCCGAGCGGCCTCGCGGCGCCGCGGTATCAGCTCGACGCCTGGACGCGCGAAACGGGGACCGCGGCGTTTACCGAGGCGCTCCGGCTCGCGGAATTGATCCGGCTGCGCATTGATGGCTTCTCGGGCATCCTCACGGATGCGAGCGAGACGCCCGACGCGCGGCTGCAGGTCGCGGTACGGTTCGACGACGCGCGGGAATTGTTCGAGTCCGATGTGACCGGCGGCTACTATCGGCAGTCGACGGATTACGTGATCACCTATCGCCCCGTCTCGACGGCGGCCTAAAGGAGCAGAGTTATGGCAGACGTCACCGACACGTACTATCCGGCGGCCGGCGCGATCCACGGGTACGGCGCGCAACTCCAGGTGGGGAACAACACCGATCCGGGCGAGACGTTTCAGGCGATCGCGCTGGTCACCGTGATCACGCCCGGCGAGATGACGACCGACGTGATCGACCGCACGCATCTGCGGAGCCCGGAAGCGCACCGCGAGAAAATGGCGGGACACCGGGACAGCGGCGCGTTCTCCTTCGAGGGCATCTACGATCCCAAAGACGAGTCGTTGTCGAATTCCGGCGGCGGCGCGGGATCCTTCACCGACGGCGGCCTGGTGTGGCTGTGGCGCACGCGCGCGGAACGCAACTTCAAGATCGTCTTGAACGATGGCGATCCCACGGCGACGCCGACGCCGATCCCGGCGACGGAATGGCCGTTTCGCGGCGTCGTGACGCGCTTTCAGCCGGGGGCGATTGGCATCGACGACAAGATCAATTTCACGGCCGAAGTGACGCCGCTGCAGGACTTCTCGGCGACGCTGCCGTAGTGTATGGGCGCGAACAAAGAACGCGGGGAATTGGCGATCGTCGTGGGCGACGCGACGTACATCTTGAAGCTCACGAGCAACGCGATGTGTGAGATGGAAGCGGCGAGCGGGCGCACCGTCGTACAGCTCATGGCGACGCTCAGGGGTGGTGAGGGCGGGAACCTCACGGACACGCGCTGGTGGCTGTGGGGCATGTTGCGGGCGCACCATCCCGAGCTCACGTTGCTCGACGTCGGGAATCTGATGGACGCGCTCGGGATCGCGGTCGTGAACGCGAAGCTGCATCAGGTGTTTGGGCTGAACACCGAGGAGGCGCCGACGGCGGGCCCGTCGAACGGAAACCCTCCGGAGGCTCAGCCTGGGACTGGCGGCGGCTCTATCTCGACGCCCGCGGTCTTGGCCTGAGCCCCGAGCAGTTCTGGCACCTGTCCTGGCGGGAGCTCTTCCGGGAATTTGAGGTCGCGCGGCGCGCCCGGCAGGCCGAGCAGCACCGGGATCTCACGCTGGCCTGGCACATGGTCGCGCTCGACCGCTCGAAGAAACTGCCCGCGCTGGCCTCGTTGCTGAAACCGATCACGCCGGGGCCGCGCGTGCAGACAACCACCGCGATGCGGGGCGTACTCGACACCCTCGCCGCGCAATTCGGGGGCAAAGTGCGGAGGGGTGATGGCCGTCAGAGCAGAACTGATCGGACTCAAGCAAGCGAATCGCGCGCTGAAAAAACTCCCCGAGTCCGGCCGCGCGGCCGCGCAGCAGGTGTTTG